GGTTGGGCATCTAAAGCTATTCAACTATATCACCAATACCAAGCTGACCGTATTGTAGCGGAAGTTAACCAAGGTGGTGATATGGTTAAACAGACGATCCACGGAGAAGACCCTACAGTACCTTATAAGGCTGTTAGAGCATCTCGTGGTAAGTTCGCTAGGGCTGAACCTGTATCAGCATTATATGAACGTGGGTTGGTAAAGCATGTCGCTAATCCCCCCGATGGCTCTTCCTTAAACGAACTAGAGACACAAATGAGAACATGGGAACCACTAGGGTCGATTGGCTCCCCAGATAGACTTGATGCTCTTGTATGGGCAATTACAGACCTCTCACTTAACGGATATGCGAAACCCAAACTGACCCTCGCTTACTCAAGTGCCAAGGGACTTTCACAGAAATAATAATGGAACCTACCTCATGGTTAAGAAGCTCTCAGAAGCCAAAGCTAAATCCACCCTTGGTGTAGCTGGCGATAACACACATAACGGTCAAATCCGTGCTGATGAGTTTCTCCCTGAACTGCGTGGCAAGAAAGCCATTCGCAAGTACCGTGAGATGCGTGACAACGATAGTACCGTTGGTGCTGTTATGTATTCTGTTGAGCAAATCCTTCGTGATGTTGACCTGCACGTTAAACCTGTTGACGAGAGTGATGCAGCTAAAGCGGAAGCTGACTTCGTTAAGAGTGTTCTTGATGACATGGATCATACACTAGATGACCACATTGCAGAAGCCTTGTCGTTTCTGTCGTATGGCTTCGGTTGGTTCGAGGTTATCTACAAGCGGCGTGTTGGCCCAACTGAGCGTTCTGATAAGAAACACTCTAAATACACAGATGGGCGTATTGGTGTGCGTAAGATTGCAGCCCGTGCGCCTTGGACTATAAATAAGTTTGACGTAGATCAAAAGACTGGTGATGTTCTAGGTATTGAGCAGTCAGTCGGGCTTATGGCAAGCAGAAACTATATCCCACTTAATAAGTCATTGTATTACCGCACTACCTCAATAAATGGTGATCCAAGTGGCCGTAGTATTCTTCGTAACGCTTATACTTCTTACGAGTACCTTAACAACTTACAGGCTATTGAGGCCATTGCGGTTGAACGAGAGTTGGCGGGTATTCCTGTCGCTCGTATTCCCGCTGAGTATCTTTCTGGGGACGCTTCTTCTGCTCAATCAGGATTTGTACACAACTTGCAGCAAATCTTACGAGACGTTAAGTTCAACGAGCAAGGTTACATTATACTGCCATCCGACACCTACCCCGATAAAGATGGAGCACCTTCCTCCACTAGATTAGTTGACATTGAGCTTATGGCATCCAATGGTAAACGCAACATTGACATCAATCCAATCGTTAGTCGTTACCAGCATGACATTGCTCGTTCTGTACTTTCTGAGTTTCTTCTGCTTGGTTCCTCTGGGGGTTCTTATGCTCTCTCCAAGTCGAAGACAGACCTGTTCCTCCGTGCGCTTGAGAGTTACATCCAAGCAATCGTTGACGTTCTCAACAAACAGTTGGTCGAGCGTCTTTGGCAGTTGAACGGTCTGAATTATGATCTGATGCCAACTATTACTGCTGGTGATGTCGCTCCACATGATCTCCGTGAGGTTGCAGCCTTCCTCCGTAACTTGAATGGCGCTAACATTGATGTATCCTCTCACCCAGAGGTTGTTAAAGACCTTATGGACATAGCTGACTTGGAATACGACCCTGATGTTGGTCAGCCCACTACAGTTGAAGAGGAAGAGTAACAATGGCAAGTCTAGCAAACGCAGTTCTTGACGATGGTTTGTCAACCTTGACGACAAATGGGACTCGTATCGACATCTGTTCTACTGAACCTACGACATACGCACAAGCCACCTCTACCTATTCTCTAGGTACATCCTCCACAACAACAGGTTCCCCTGCTGATAGAACTGGTGGTGGGCGTGAGGTTACGGTAGCGGCGGTAACAGACGCAAGTGTTACAGGCACAGGAACAGCATCCTTCTACGCTATCACGGACGGTTCTGGCACTCTATACGCCACTGGGGGTTTAAGCACATCTCAGTCTGTCACAGTAGGCAACACATTCTCGTTAGGTTCGTTTACTATCGGTATTCCTGACCCAGCATAAAAGGGGGTTAGGGTATGACAGACTTAGTTGCAGTCAGTATTCTCACTGGCCCACCCCAGTCTTTATCTGTTGATACTTCCCACCTGACAGATGACAGCTTAATTACAGACTGGCAGACGTACTTCTTCGCTGCCGACACAACGATAACACAGTCCCAGAGTATTTCCGTTACGGCCATACTAACGGGTCAGCCTATTGTCTCTACAACTGGTTTAATCCAAGTCTACGGCTTCCAAGCTAACGACCTTGTGACAGGCCAGCCAGTCCTATCTGACGCTACCTTAACGGAGAACTACCCGTTACAAGCTGATGGTGTACTTGCTGCACAACCTGTTGTTTCTGTAGCTCCTATAACGGAAGCTGAGAACTTTTCAGCGGTCAACCTTATATCTGGCGTACCAGAAGTTGACACTGCATCAATAACTCAAAACAATACCCTGTTAGCTGGGGACATCTTAACGGGTAGACCTGTTGTAGAAGACGCAACAAACCCTGACGTAATACTCACACAGGAGATAGATCAAATGTTCGGAGGGTGGCAGAGGCGCACATACGAAGTTCCAGATGGTCGCCTAGTTCAATCTGAGCGTGAAATACAGTCTACTTACGGTGACGTTGTATCTATAGACAGGAAAGCCAAGTCACTCCTTAAGTTTGGTAAGTCAGCAGAACTAACCGCAAACACTTTAGAGACCGTCTGGACAGTAGGTGGAAACGAATCCTACATCTCAGACGATGGTATCACACACATCTCCTCTTCTTCCGCATCTGATACACAAGAGATTAGGGTCGAAGGTCACACAATATCAGGCGACGATTTAACCTTTGTGGTTCAGTTAGTTACACTAAGTGGTCAGACACCCGTAGCACTGAACACAGGTGTTGCAAGAATATCCAGAATATCTAACAACAGCGGAACAGAACTTGTTGGTCGTGTAGTCGCATATGAGGATACGGCAACTAGCAATGGTGTCCCAACTGATGAAACTAAGATACACATTGATATTCCTCTGGGGTTTCAACAATCATTTAAGGCTGCGACATCTTTCAGCAAAGAAGATTACTACGTTATGACTGGTTTCTATGGGGCAGTAAGTGCCAAACAGTCTGCTGCCGTTGACTTCTACATTGAAGTAAAGAAACCAAATGGGGTATTCTTGCAGACAGCTTGCTTTACCGCATCTTCAACTGGCGGAAACTCTGACATAAGCCTTGATCCCGCAATTATTGTACCAAAGAACTCAGATGTTCGTGTGAGATGTGAGACAACGGATAACAACGCAGTCGTATTTGGTATATTCAAAGGTTATCTAGCAAAGGTTACAGGTTAATGAAAGTTGGACAAAAGGTATCTTGGAATAGTTCTGGTGGAACTGCCCGTGGAATTATCCGTCAGGTTGTTCGTGACGGTAAGGTCTCTGGCATACCTGTAAAGATCACAGGCACAAAAGAAGAACCTGCCGCTCGTATTGAGATCATTGATGACGAAGGTAAGCCTACAGGTACTATGGTAGGCCACAAGCTATCAACCCTTCGCAAGGCACAGTACGCTAACGACATCTTCACTACTGAGCCAGAAGCTATCTCTCGTTCTATGGACTTGGGCATGGGTGGAGCCACTCACGTTTCTGACTACGATGGACAGGCTGTTTATATGCCCGGTGAGAGCCACGAGGCGTACCTTTCGTTCTACGAAGGGGGTAAGCCTACCGAAGAGGCAGAAGAGCCATCAGTGAGCCGTATAGAGGCTCTCAGGGCTGTTGTAGCTGAGATACTAAAGGTAGACTTTGCCAAGGCTGAGTATCAGGGCGAAACTGTCACCCTAAACAAGCCTCGGCGTATCAAGGGTGGCAACAAGAAGTTTGAAGTATTCGTACAGGACGGTGGTAAGGTTAAACGGGTAGCTTTCGGAGACCCTAACATGGAAATTCGTCGTGATGATCCTAAAGCTCGTGCCAATTTCCGCTCCCGCCATTCTTGCGATACCAAGAAAGATAAAACAACGGCTGGCTACTGGTCATGTCGTATGTGGGAATCCAACACATCGGTGGGTGAAATGACAAAGAATATTGAAGGTAAAATCCTCAAGACTGACGACGAACAGCGTATGGTCTACGGATGGGCTTCTGTAGTTACAGAAAAGGGTGAGGCAGTTATTGATCGTCAGGGTGACGTTATCGAAGCTGGCACACTGGTAAAAGCCGTTAATGAATTTATGGAGCATGTGCGGGTCGGCAAGGCCATGCACGTTGGAGATCAGGTTGGCGTAGTTGTCCACTCTCTTCCTATCACTAAAGAAATTGGTGATGCTCTTGGTATCCAGTCTGATCGTGAAGGGTGGGTTGTCGCTTACAAAGTATTCGATGATACCGTCTGGGATATGGTCAAATCTGGTGAACTCGCTGCGTTCTCTATAGGTGGACGTGCTATTAAGGAGGAAATCTAACTTGCCTAATCTCCTGAAAAACTTGCACCTTGAAGAACTTTCGCTTGTGGATCGTCCAGCCAATGCACAAGCAATGGTTTCCCTCTTCAAGCGTGACAATTCCGAAGAGGAAATTACGAAAATGAATGAAGATATGGAAGCCAAAGTAAAGGCGTACATGGATGACAAAGGCTGTGGACGTGGCGAAGCTATGAAAGCTCTCGGTTACGACATGGAAAAAGCTGACGAAGCTGTTGAAGAGGTCGCTGAGAAGTCTGACCTTGAGGCTGTAGAAGCTCCCGAAGTTGATGTTGAAGCACTTAAGGCTGATGTTGATCGTCTTACTGCTGAAAACCAACACCTCCGCAAAGGTCTGATTGACAACGGTTACGTTATTCGTGCCGACTCAATTGAGAAGAAAGCGGAAGAAGAAATGATGGACATCGACGGTGAGATGGTAGCTAAGAGCGACATCCCAGCCCCAGTCCTGAAAGCACTTGAAGCTGCTGCTGTAGCCAAGCGTGAAAGTGAAATCGAAAAGGCTGACATTGAGTTGACAAAGAAAGCAGAAGAAGTTCTGCCACACTTTGAAGCTGGTGCAGCTAAGTCACTTCTGAAATCATTCTCAGAAGATGAAGCAATTATGGTAATGCTCAAGGCCGCTGATGCAGCTTTTGAAGCCTCCATGCAAGAATTTGGTAAGTCCGATGTAGACGGTGAGTTCGCTACCTCTGCTGACAAACTGGATGCTCTCGTAAAGTCCTACATGGACGAAAACCAACTGAAAAAGAGTGAGTTCGCCAAGGCTTATGCTGCTGTAGCTAAGACCGACGAAGGCAAAGCACTCATCACTAAATCCTACAAAGGGGAATAACAATGGCCGTTATGCAGTCTCGTGATAACCGCACTTTTATCGCTGGGGAAGACCTTTCCGCAGCACAATTCAAATTCGTAACTCTGGAAGCTGACGGTCAAGTTGACCTAGCTGACGCTGCTGGTGAGAACGCTATGGGCGTATGTCTTGCTGGTGCTGCTGCTGGCGCTGCCGTGACCGTATGTGTCTCAGGTTCCGTCATGGTAGAAGCTGGTGGTGCTATTACTGCTGGCGATCAAATCCAAACTGGCGCAGATGGCACAGCCCTTCTCGCAGCCACAGGTGATGTTGTACTTGGTTATGCCCGTGAAGACGGTGTAGATGGTCAGATCATCGAAATCGAAATGATCCAAGGTGGCAACGTAGCTGCCTAATCTAGCATTTAAAGGAATAATCTAATGCCACTTTTGACCCCATCTCAGGTACATATTGACCAGCCGTTGTCTAATCTGACACTGGCCTATGTACAAGAACAAACTAACTTTGTCGCTGATAAAGTATTCCCAACCGTAGGCGTTGCTCGTCAGTCTGACAAGTTCTACACCTATGACCGTGCGAACATGAACCGCTCTGGTGACGTAAAGAAACTTGCGCCACGCACAGAAGTTAACCGCATCGGTATGGCAATCTCCAACGATGCTTACTACGCTGACGTGTATGGCCTCGGCATGGACTTCGATGAGCAAACTATCGCTAACGAAGATGCAATGTTGGAAATCCGTTCCGCTGGCGCACAGACATTGACAACTCGCTTGTTGATCGACCGTGAAGAGCGTTTCGCTGACACATTCTTTAAGGCTGGCGTCTGGACTACAGACGTAACTCCTGCAAACTTGTGGTCTGACTACACTAACTCCACACCAATCTCTGACGTAACTAATGGTCGTCGTACCATGCAGTTGGCATCAGGTGGCTTCAAGCCAAACACAATGGTTGTTGGTAAAGAAGTTCGTGACATCTTGGTTAACCACCCAGACATCCTCGCCCGTTTGAACGGTGGCGCAACTGTAACAAACACAGCTTTGATTACAGATGCTAAACTGGCAGAAATCTTTGAAGTAGAGAACTTCTACGTCATGGAAGCTGTTAAGAACGGTGCTGCCGAAGGTCTGGCAGAAGCCAACGCCTTCATCGGTGGTAAGAACGCTCTGTTGGTACACACACCTCGTGCATCAGGTCTGATGACCCCTGCCGCTGGTCTGACATTCGCATGGAACTCAGTTCCCGGCGTAAACAACCTCGGTGTTACCGTTGAGTCCTTCTCTGACGATGCTCTCAAGCGTCAACAGGTTGCAGAACACATCCAAGTTAAAATGTCCTATGACATGAAAGTCACAGGCGCTGACTTGGGT